GCTGAACCCTGAGAATGGGGCGTCGATCGTTGGATACCCGGCGACGGGTGACGTGGCCGCGGGTGGGCGGAAGACGAAGTTTGATTTCGACGAGTTCGCCCGGTTCAAGCGCGGTGAGGATTCCCTCGCCTTGACCAATACCCAGCACGTCACCAACTGCCGATTTCTCATCAGCACCTTTCGCGGCGACTCGGGCGCATACTACGAAGCGGCGAGCGGGGATTTCGATTCGGACCTGGCCGTCAAGGTGGTGCTCGACTGGAAGGACAATCCGACTCAGAATCAGACGCTTTACAAATACGAGGGCGGCCGTATTCTTCCCTGCCCGAAGAGCAAGATCACGCCGGTAGAGTACAGGCAAATCGAGACTCAGCACGTCCGATTGCGGAAGCGGGGTTACGTGCTGGAAGGATCGACGCGATCCATCTGGTACAACAACCACTGTCTCCGCAAGGGCTCGACGCCGATGGGGATTGCCGAGGAACTCGACATGAATCCTCATGGATCGGTGGCCAAGGTCTTCTCGTCTGAGGTTCTGGCCCTCGCCAAGGCGACTAAGGTTTTGCCTCCACTGCTCGAAGGCCGGCTGGTCTACAACAGCGAGACGGGCAAGATCATGGCGCCTTACATTATCGAGGCCGCGGGCGGCGAGTTGAGTCTCTGGGTTTTGCCTGGTCTCGATGGCCAGTTGCCGCCAAGTTCCTATGTGCTCGGGGCGGATATTTGTTCAGGGAAGGCCGGGGACTACACCAGCAACTCGGTTGCCTGCGTGATCGACAAGATGACCGGCGTGCAGGTGGCGGAATGGGTCAGTAATTCAACCGTGCCTATCAAGTTCGCCTACGTTTGCGCGGCCTTGGCCCGGTGGTTTCACAATGCGTTGGTGATTCCCGAAGTGAACTTCGACGTGGGGTACTTGAAGGCGCTGATGGAAGATGCTGCCTACGACAACGTATACATGCGGGAGAACAAGATCGAGGGACTCCACAAAAAGACAAAGGCTCCCGGGTTCTGGATGACCAGCGATGATACCCGGCTGAAGGTTTTCGGGTTCATGCAAGAGGCGATGTGCGAAGACGCCTTTACGCCTCGCTCTGGTCGCCTGATCGACGAGTGCAAGGAATACCAATGGAAGGAAGGGCGGATCATCCACGTCGCCAGTGAGGCCAGCCGGGACGACAGCGGCAAAAAGAAGGCCCACGGCGACCGAGTGATAGCCGCGGCGATGGCCTGGCATGGTTGCGAAGATACCCCTTACTTGGGTGACACCAGCGAATCGGAATTGCCAATAGAAACAATCCCTCCGGGTTGCATGGCTGACCTACTGAAGAAGTACGATGACCGGAAGAAACTGTCTGAAAATGATACATGGGACGAAAGTGGGGTAGACATTTTCCCTAGAGGGATGGTAGGTTCATCGGGGAGGAGGTGGGGTTAAGGATGGTTGCTGACGCGAAAGAGGGAAATGGCGAGGTCCAGGAAAGGCCGCGTCCGCATCTCCGGTCGAAGGTCGAATCTCCCACGGCGGTCTACGGATTCCTGCCCGTGGAAGACATCACCGTATTGGAGCTGGCGGCGGCGACCGATTTTCTGCTGTTGAGCATAGCGGCGATGTTGGGTGCCTTGCCGCCCGGGGTGATCGACGCGGCCTTCGCCGGACTGCCTCTGGGGGTCCAGCGGCACTTCATGGCGAAGGTGAAGAGCGGGCTTATGTTGCCGAACAGATAGCGGGGAGCGATTCCAGCCTCCGCAACTTGACAATTAGACCACGCGGGCAACTTCACTGAGCCGCCGGCCAGCGTCCAGTGAGGGGCCAAGATCGTGAACGCCAGTACGGCCGTACACGTATTGGCGTTTTTCGTTTCTTGGCTGCCCGTTTTACACCATCGGGTGCCCCATGCCCAAGTCGATCCGCGGCCGGAAGCTGACCGCGCATGAACATGAGATTTGGAAGGCCGCCTACGCCGCCAGCGGCAAGGGCACCGTCGCGACCGCGGCCGTGAAGAAGTCGATGGCCAAACGGAGTCGGAAGAAGTGATCGACCTCGGCAATCTCCGTGACATCGACCGCCTCTACGGAGCGATTGACGGCAGCCGGGAAGCCATGCGTCCCTTCCGTGACGTGCGCATCGAGATGCTCAATCAGTTTGTCGGGAGTTGGTACAACACCGAAGGGGCCAAGAACGGGGTTATCGTCAATCTCCTCAACCTGACGGCCGAGACTTACACGATCGGTCTAGTGGCCTCGAATCCGCGAGTGCGCGTCACCACGCCCTTCCGCCAATTCTGGCCCTTTGCCTATCGCTGGCAGCAATCTCTCGACAATTTCATTAAGGAAGTCCACTTCTCTGAGACGCTTCAGGACATCGTTCTTGACGCGATGTTTTCGATGGGGATCGCCAAGGTATTCCAGGGGCCGTGGCGGTCGGTCCAGCTTGAAGGCGACGTGTGGGCGGATCCTGGACGACCTTACCTCGGACGAATCTCCCCCGACGATTTCGGCTTGGATATGGGCGTCAAGGATGTTCGTCGCTGCCGGTTCATGTGGGACGAGTATCGGGTGTCGTGGAAGACGGTGAAAACCCATCCCGATTACGACAAGTCGGTAGTCGCGCAACTTTCGCCGGACTCGAAATGGGCCCGAAGCGACGAGACGGCCAACGACATCTCGACCGGCTCCCTGGTGGACGACGACGAGTATGAGCCGATGATCGACCTGATGGACGTGTGGCTGCCGGAGCTTGAGAAGGTCGCCGTCTTCTCTCGCCACGTCCAGACGAAACCCCTGAAGGTGCTTGATGCCGGCCCGGAGGGCGGGCCCTATCGCATCCTCTCCTTCTTGAACGTGCCCGACAACGTGATTCCGCTGGCCCCGTTGCAAAACTTGATGACCCTGCATCTCCTGTACAACAGACTCTTGCACAAAGGGAAGTCCCAGGCCCTTTCTCAGAAGACCAATCCGACCTACCGGCCTTCGGCCAGCGAGGACGCGAAGCGGATCGACGACGCTCCAGACCGCAAGTGGGTAAAGGTCAACGATCCGGCCAGCGTGGGGATGGTTTCCCTGCCCGGCGTGGATCAACCCACCGTGGCCTTCAGCATGGCCGTGTCGGATCTGTTCAGCCGCCAGGCAGGCAACCTGGACGCGATGGCCGGCTTGGGGCCCCAGGCCCAGACCTACGGGCAGGAGAAAATCATCGCCTCGGCAGTCAGCCGCAAAGAGGCTCGGATGCAAAACCGGGTCCATGCCTTCACGGCGGCCTTGATGGGCGACGTAGGACAACTCATGTGGCACGATGGCTTTCTTCAGGTGCCCGCGAACTTCGAGGTGGCCCCCGGCTCAGGTATCTTCGCGGACGCATCCTGGACCCCGGAGCAACGGGAGGGGGACTTCTGGCAGTACAACTTCGACATCATTCCTGGCTCGATGAATTACGAGCCGGCGGAAGTCAAGATCGCGAAGATCGAGCGGGCGATGGGTCAAGTAGGGCAACTCCTGCCCGTTCTCCAGGCATTGGGCGGCGATCCGCAGGAGTTCATCAAGCAGTACGCGGAACTTCTCCAAGTGCCTGAACTGGAAAGGATGTTCAACTTCAATGCCGCGCCCGGCGGCGACCGACCCGGCCCACAAGGCAGTCCCGGCGAAGGAATGCGGATGCCTTCGCAGACCACGCGGAACTACGTCCGGCGCAACGTCCCGACCGGCGGGACTCCGCAGTCGCGGAGCATGGTGATGCAACAGGCGTTCCTTGGCGGCGGCCAAGTCACGCCCCAGCAAGGGGCAAGCATGATGAGGCCGGCGGTATGATTGGGCGATTCTTTCATATTCTGGCGTTGGGGCATTGGCAGGTGAGGTGGCTCGGATGACCAAGATCCGATACAAGGTGAATGGCAAAGAAGTCACCCGCGAGGAGTTTCTCGCCGGGGTGCCCAAGCGGGTGAAGGGCCAAGCGGCGATGCTTGCCGACGCCTACCAGCGCAAATCCATCGAGTCGCTCGGGCTGGGTTGCCACAAGAGTCAAGTGGCTGAGTTCAACCGGATCTACGCGGAACA